AGCAGGAACAGGACAGCCTTCGTATGGCGGAGGATTCTTTGATGATGTGTTAGGTCTTGATCCAAACTTTGCAGGTATCTTTGGATCTATTGGTAATTTATTTAAAAGGGGTGACTAATCGTGGCTACATTTGGAAGAGATTTTGTCAGAGCAGCTACGCAACCTGCGTACACTCAAGGGTTGTTTACTGCTGCACAACAGATAGGTTCTGCTCCTGCACGGCGTAGAGAAGCACAAAAACTTGAGCAACAAAAACAAGCTTTAGCAGCAATAGATACTAATTCTCCTGCCGGTTTATTGCAGTTAGCTGGTTTTTACAGAAGTCAAGGAGATATTGAAAACGCTGTAAAATATGAGGAAGCAGCTCGTGCACTACAAGGTCAAGTAGACGAACAGGCTCGTTTAGTTGCTTTTCAAGAAAAAGTAGCTTCTGCGGCTGAAGGCGCTGGTTTAAAAGATCAAGCAGCTACAGCTAGAGCAACACAAGACATGGACGAGCTAAGAGCCATTAGTAATGACGTTAGGGACTTTCAGATTGAACAACTACCTTTGGACAACCCTCAAGTAATCAAGGCACGTCTAAGGATGGCTGGGTTTACCCCTGCTCAAATTACAGCTATGGGTACTATTTCGGCTGAAGACGCTGATGCATTACTCAAAGGACGCACAGGTAACCTAGAGGCTTGGCAGGACGTAGAAGGAAATACTCAAGCTGTAAATGTCAATGACTTTGGTTTAGTCTATGACGACCAGACGAATAAATACGTTAGGGCGTCTCAACTTGGGTTGGTACGTAAGGCTCCACAAGCTCAGGAAATTATTGACAACACTAATAAACAACAAAAAGAAGCATTGGCTAAAGCAGGTGTAGACAACTTTATTAAAATGGGTGAAAAAGCAAGAAACGCCATACGAACTTTAGATACTATTGACAGACAGTTAGAAAGAGTTGAAGGAGGTATTCCTACCGGCATAACTGCTGGCCTTGAAGTTACTTTAAGACAAATCGGTCAGGCTGTTGGTATGCCTTACGATCCAAAATTAGTAGACGCTCAAAACTATATGCAAGAAGTAGCGGAGCTTGTTAAACAAGAAATTAAAGCCTTTGGTTCTGGAACGAGCATCACTGATGCTGATAGAGAGTATACTCAAAACATGGTTGGTGGAGACCCAAGAGTTCAAGCAGAAGCTTTAATTAAACTTTTAAACATTAGACGTAGAGGAATGGTGCAAACCATTGAAGATTATAATGCAATACGTGAAGGATATTCCAATGCAGGTTTAGAAAGTGTTCTTGCGGGTTTCCCTAAGTACAGTATACCTAAGTCTAAACAGGAAGAAGACGAAGAAGCAGAATTATTACTAAGACCCGGTTTTGTAATGGATCAATAAAACATGAAAACAGCGACTAATCCACAGACAGGAAAAAGAGTGTACTGGGACGGTGAACAATGGTTGCCTCTCAAGACTGCTACTAACAAAGAAACAGGAGAAGTCATTGGTATTGTCAACGGAGAAACATTTACTGTAGTGCCTCCAAGACCTCGTGAGCCTGAGAGTATGCGTCAGATGATTGCTGACGTACCTGAAAGGTTCAGAGAAACTCGTGAAAGATACGTAGAGACCGTTGCTGGTGATGTACCTGTTAGCCGGTTTGACCCTGCGTTCAACATTGCTGCTGGTGTAGGTGCCGCAGGTGAGGCCGTGGGTGGCATTGCTGGAGAAGCTTACCGTAGGTATGCTCCAGAGGCTGTTCAGGAGTTTGCCTCAAGAGCTTATGAAGCTTCGGACATCAAACGTGGTGTAGAAAAGTTAGGTGAGGTAGCCCAACAATACCCAGAAACAGCTACTACTGCTGAAGCTATGTTAAACGTCGCGGCTGCTGGGCCTAAGATGGCTTTGCCTCAAGTTCCCGGCGTTCCTAGGTCTACTCGTGTCCAAGCTACCAGAATGGCTACAGAAGCCCGTCTAGAGGAAGAACGCAAGCTTATTGCAGACAGCCTACTACCTGAAGATTACGTTAAAGCACCGGGCACTGTGGAGCCTGTAGGGGCTATGAATCGAAACGTGTACGTCCACTCGCCTTCTGAAGAAGCTGTGATTGATTACCTTCAGACACTCCCGGACTACAAAGGTGACCGTAACCCGGCAGTCAATGCCAATGTTGTAGATAGTCAGTTAGCTAGACACGAGGCTGACTTACAGAGCTACATCAATAGGTCTAAGAATCCTAAGACTGAAGTACAGAATTTGGCTGATACTCTTGAAGAACTTAAAGCTGGCTTCCATGACCTTGACGACTACGTTGAGTTGATGCCCGACGCACAAAAGAAAGTAGACTTGTTTATTGACACGGCTATTGAAAGGCTTCAAAAGAAAGCAAAGAAAGGCAATATTACAGCCAGAGACATCTTAGAAGTACGACGTGCTTTAGATAAGCAAATCTTCCGTAAGAAGCCTTCGGCAGGTCTTGAGAACCCTGATTTAGCAAGTGCAAAAGAAGTAGCAGGTAAGTACGTAAGGGACGAACTAAACCAAGCGTTCCTTAAGCTGATGCCCGATGACGAAGCCTATCGACTTATTAACGGTATGTCCATGTTGTTTAGAGCTAAGAATTTGCTTGATGTCAAAGCAGGACGAGCCATAAACCAAACAATGATAGGACGCACAATGCAAGGCATTGAAGACGTGTCTGGCTTACGTTTTCCTACTACTCCTCTCGCTATCGCAGCTACAACAGGTGCCGCAGGTTCAGCCTTAGCTGGCTTCCCTGTCTTAGGACAGATTATTGGAGGAGGTGCTGTAGGCGTAGGGATTGCTCGTATGAGCCGAAAGCGTCGTAGAAGGGAAGTTGTACGAGAGCTTGTAAAGGCCACGGACAAGATGATTCAAAGTGGTAACGTAACAGCAGAAACAATGGCTACTCTCAGGGCTGACAAAGTCATGTTGGCTCAAATGCTGGCAGACATCAATGAGGAGCCTGAGAATGAGCAGTGATATCTTTGAAATGCGTAAGGCTCTTAGGGCGGGGCCGAAAGCTCAAGAGTACAGCCAGCAAGCAAGGAAGACAGTAGGCACAGCCTTTAAGCCAATGCTTGATCAACCCTTTGGTTCTTTACCAATGACGGCATATGCTGGATCAGAGGGTATACCAATGTCTGCTCCTAGAAAAACTCAAGTAGATGTTATGGCTCCACTTAACTTTGCTGCTGAAGAGTTGACTACTCCTGCTAATATCGTAGGCGGTGGTCTGTTAACTCGTGGCCCTGCTTTGGCTGGTAGAACATTGAATGCTGTTGTTGAAAACGTACCTACGTACTTAGACCGTTTTTACCAAAGAAGTCCTGTAGGCCAAGCTTACGTATTTGGTAAAGAATCTTTAGGTGCTGTTCCTGATGCCGCAAGGCAAATGTTAAGCCCACAAGCGGCTGCTAACGCCCGGGTAAAAGGCACAGGAGAGCGTAGAATCAGAGAGTTTCAAGAGGCAGACCCTAATATTGCTCAAGGTAATATGCAAGCTAATGTTTACATGAGGGCGCAACAAGAAAACAGAAGCGACTTTGGCAAAACACTATCAGACATAAGCCCCTTAAACCAAGTAGAAACAAGGATGACTACTACTTCTGATAAACCCTTAGAAGTAAAAAAAGGCTTGACTTCTGATTTTAACATACCAGAGGACATTGCTGACGACATGATGGAAACTGTGTTTCAGGCACAGAATGTCACTGGACGAAGTAAGCCCACCACAGTTGTTGTTAGAAACCCCCGGGCTGGTACTAGTACACTAGGAGAGCAGTCAGTAGGACTCTCTGGTAAAACATCTTCTTTGGCAGCTAGAATCATGTCTAACCAAGGTCGAATCGACGATATGAAGTCTATTTATAAAGTAGATGAGTTGACTAAAGACCAGTACCGGGAGATTCTAGAGTTGTCTCCCATGTTCAATACCCAAAATGTCCCTAAGATTGCCCGGTTCTTACCAAAGGAACTCAGAGGAACTAACGGCTACGACTTGTTTAAAAGCTACCTTTCTTACAAAAAGAAAAGCCAAAGGGGTCTATCTGGAGGTAAAAACCAGAAGCCGGTGTTTGATGCCGTAGAAAAGGCTATGGCAACTAAAGTGCCTAAGATGAAAGTAAGACCTGCTAAAGTAGAAGAAACAAGAGACGGCGTACTTAAGTTAAAAACTGGTTATATCTCAGAAGCTCAAGAGTTGGGCGGTGTGGGTCATGTTGTAGTTGTAGACACAAAGAATAAAGATCTGTACGGCCTTGTTTACGACGGGCATGATATGTTTGGTATTACGCCTCCCGGCGGTAACTTCCTACTCAACGTAGCGCCTATACAAAAGATTAAGATAGGCCAAGGTGGTGGAATCAAGACCAAGAAAAGAAAGACAGTAGAAGGTAAGACAGAAGAGCAAGCTGTAAAAGAAATGCAAAGACGCACAGGTATACAGCGACAGCCTAGAGAAAGTCTGCTGGCTTATCAACGTCGTGCAATGGGCGAATACCAAGCCCCTGTAACTGCACAAGATAGGGCAGCAGTTGCTAGAAACATAGCAGACACTGCGGCAGTAACTACCGGCGCTGGAATGCTTACTGCTAACAGGATGGAAAAAGAGGGGCGCTAAGGCCCCCTAAGTTACAACTCGCAGTTATTGCCTGTACACGCTAACTGCTGAGACCCTTCTGTCATATCAGAGTTTTCAGAGATGTTCCAATCGATCGTCTCTGGAAATTCCTCCTTCAGATTCTCATAGGTCTCTAAGTCTATGGGTTCGTAAGGAGCCTGTTGGTACGTATGTTCGGAATAGGGCAGGAAACTAACGCCACTGATCTTGTCGAACTTGTTGTACAACCATTGGCCTACCTCAAGGAACTCATCATCACGGTAGTAGCACGTCATGGACGGTTTGTGCTCACACCAGTAGTCCTGATAAATCTCCCATAGCTCAAGTTGTTCCATTGCACCCATCTCAGAGGCCACCACAGCCCCGTCAGGCGACTTTATGGGGAAGGAGAATACCTTGGTAGTGGGTGACATTACGTCGTCCTCTACGGGCACTCCTGAAGCTTCTAGAACGGCGCAGAGTGGGTCTCTTGCGTCCGCTCTAACTCGTCTAATGTACTGATCTGAGTATCTAGGGTGGATACCACTAGCAGAATCAACCAACTGACTAACAGTACCGGAAGGTTTAACAGCAGTAATAGCAGCGCTAAGATTAATACCGAGCCTTCCAGACCATTCCGCATTAGTACTAATCGCTGTCTCTTTGAGAGCCACCAACCAGTCCTTAAGTTTTTCACGGTTTTCCCTCCCTGACAACACTGGATGATCCATGATGCCTGTTAATGATACACCTAAGAGTGCTTCTTCCTCTGTGTTCTTTTGCCATACCTTACGTAGATAACGGAAGTCTGTTAGTGTTGCCTGAAGAGACCCAAGGATAGTTGCAATACGTACTTTTCTTGACAGGTCTTCGAGACTATCGGTTTGCCGGACAACAACTTCCGAAAGATTACAGAACTGGTAGGGTCGGAGGATGATCTCACTGCATGGATTAGTTCCAAAATCATAGGTAGCATCTCGTCGCTCATTTCTTGCAGCTTGTCGTTGACTTGCGACTCTAGAGAACATACCTCGTTCTCCTGAACGGGACTCGTATAAACTTTTCCACTCATTTAAAAACGCCTCAAAATCTGGCTTCTCTGTGTAACACGCACTGTTGTTGGCTAGTCCTCGTTGTGGATTGTCAACCCACCATTGGCCTGACTTGCATCGTCGGAGTCTATCATCAGTGAGGTTACTGAGACTGATGAGAGCACTTCTCCGTACTCCTCCGACGACGACGATCTGTGCAATTTTACAGCAGAGATCATGGCACTCGACGGAAGAGAGCCTACGTCCAGCAGCGCTCCGAAAGACTTCAACGGTGAAGGCAAACAGATCAACAAGAGGTTCCGGGCCAGACGCTCTACCGCCGAAAGTCTTAAGTGCGGCCCCTGCAGGTCGTACTCCAGACGTGTCCCACTTCGGAACTTGACCACTAAAGAGCATTGCAATAAGTTCTCTGTATGCTTTTGCCCATCCAATTTTTGAGTCAGCGACGTGTATAACGGTATCGGTGTCATGGAAGTCCTCTGCTACTTCTGGTAGTTTAGAAATGTATTGACGTTCCACACTGAAGCCTACACCAGTACCACACATCAGTACGTACATCATCTCGTCAAAGGCTTTAGGGTGGTCAATAGGTAGATAGCTACAGTTGAAGCCAGCTACGTTGTCACGGTCTAATGCTTCTCCTGCGGTCATCAAAGCCCTCATTGAAGGCATGACATCTAAGTCATGGATAGCCTTGAAGATCTCTGACTGTTCGAAGTCGTTAAGCTCTACCCGGTCTACCCAGTAGTTTAGGTATCGGTATACTGTTTCTTCCCAAGTCTCCCGTCGCTGTTCCTCTGGTAGGTAACGAGCGTAACGTGACTTGTGAATGTACTGTTGGTATGCGTCCATATTAAGTTAGTTCCTTGATTAGTCGTTCAATGTACCAGCGACACTTACGTAAGTCTTCCACTGGCTTTCCTTTGTAGTCGTAGCGCCACAAGTACTTCAATGCGTTGCCCTTCAGATATCCATTGAACTCATGGTCTGGCATGGACGCCTTGATTGCTTCTATTGCTTCGATTGCTCCTTTGTTATAATGATCTGGTTTTTCCACCGGGTCTGCATTGTCTGTTTTTCGTACAGACAGTTTACCCAACTCAACTAAAGTATCCCACTCAGCAGGAGTTGCATCATCAATACTCATCGTCTTCCTCCTCTAGCTCTTCCTCAAAGATGTCTAACCTGTTGATCAACTTGTCTTCAAACCTGTCTAGTAGTTCTTCTGAGGTGATCTCCAAAGCCTCCAGAAGGTCGTCAGGGTCATAGGTTTTCAAGAGGCGCTCCTTAATTTCCTCTAGTGTTAGTGACATAATCAATCAACTCCTGTAGTGTATCTATATTATACCATAAAATTCCTTCTTTGTCACACCATTGAGACATAGTCATTTTAGCCCCCTTGCGTATCTTCTTGTTTGGTTGCATCAGAACAAACACCAGTTGCTGGTCTTCGGGCAAACTGTCTCGTATGCTGGTGTACTTCTTTGTGTCTCCTTCTCTGAAGAATCCCTTGCACTCAACAAGAACACCAGAAGACCGATGAACAAAGTCAGGACGATAGTTACGCTCAATAGTGTATGGAACAGTGAACGGTTCATAGTCAAACCCCTTTAGTATCTTCGCTACGTCTTCTTCAAACGTACTACGAAAGCGTGATCTCTTGGACCTTCGGCTCATTGACTACCTCCACTAAGTATCTTGGGCCTGAAGAATATGCGAAGGCGCGAACGGAAGGCCAGCATTCCTTTTTGTAAGAACAGTAAGAGCATCCGACGGCGAGTTTCTGGTTTCCACTCTTTCCATCGGCGATAGGCTCGTAGCATACGCCGGGTGGGGTCGGAAGCTCCACTAGCTTTTTTACGTGATCGATGCGCTCCTTGATGTCAAAGCTAATCAAGTCATACACAGGGGCTTGAGTGTCCTCTGTGTCGTACATCAGGTACGTCAGGTGTCCGTTCTGTTTGTCCATGGCTAACCATCCAAACTTTGTAGCACCCTCTGAGTACGCATATCCCTTAATTTGTGCGACATATCCAAACGGGTCATCATAAGCCAAAGTGCCGTCTTTGAATTTCCTGAACCCATAAGTTGACACAGACTTAACATCTGTGACGATGCCATCAATCTTACAGTCCATAGAACCTGTAATACCATTGACTTCACACTTCTTCTGCTCATCAGTAACCTCGTGTCCTGCTGCTCTGGTTAAGAATAGTAGCATCTCTTCAATAAGATGACCGTAGAGGAACTTGACATACGTGTGTGGCTGTATCTCGTCTGTCTGCTCTACATCGTTGTACAAGTTCCACAGATAGCGATCCTCACGCCCGATGTTAGACATACGCAACTTTCGGGTGTCGTCTCGTTTCTCTAAGAACTCGTGTCGCATCAGACGTTTGACACCTTCGCCAAACTGCTCAATGCACTCTTCTATGTCTACACCTTCTGCTGGCTCTTTTGTAGATACCAGTTGGTAGATGTCGTCGACTAATGTGTATATGTTTTTCATTCCGATTCCTCTAGGTATTTAATTGCTCTTTGTAACATAGTTATGTCATCATCGAAACCTCCTAACGATCTGTTACATTTGTGACAAAGCCATCCTCTGAACTCCTCTGTTTCGTGGCAGTGATCTAAGACCCAAGCGCCGTTCTTTGTGTTGCCCCTTCCTTGTACTGCTTCTTCGTTGCCTAAGCAGATCGGACAGGTGTAGTTGTCAGGTGCAGAGCCGTACTGTTCTTTCAGCCTCTCGCGTACCTTACTCAACTCGTTGTTACACTTTTTACACTCTGGTCTTAGGTAGTTGCCTCCTGAATGTCGGGAGAATGCTTGCAGTGGTAGTGTGTGTTGACACTTACTACACTGCTTTACTCCGTCCCCTAAGTCGTAATGGTCATCCTCTAGAAAACTGATCTGTTCCATCAGTGTGTCTCTGCCCATGTTGTACCAACTTTGTACTCTCCGTCAAGGGGGCATCTGAGGTTAAACTCCACACCTGCCGCCTTGAGGCATTCGACTGCAAGCCAACCGTACTTCTCTGCTTGGTCTGTAGCCACCTCCGATTGTACCTCATCGTGTATGTTCCCTATTAGTTTGTAGTCAAGGTTCCACTGCTGTGCGTAGTCGTCCAAGATGACCAATGCTTTCTTCATTACGATAGCGCCAGCAGCCTGTAGTAGTGTGTTTAGTGCCGCGTGTTCAGATCGAACTCGAAGCTTTCTACCATCAAGTCCTGTGAGATACCCGCGCCCAGATGCTCTAATAACGCGTTCTCGTAGACTTTCAAGAGAAGGTGTGTTTCGTAGAAATCGTTGCTTAAGGTCTGCCCCGTCTCTTGCGCTTCCTCCAACGATAGTTCCAATTTTTGCATCTCCTGCTCCGTATAGGAAAGCGTAGATGAAAGTCTTTGCTTGAGGTCTTGTTTCAAGCCCTGCAGCCATTTGATTTCTTGTATGAATGTCGTCAGTGAGGAGGACATCAGTAAACTCCTTGTCGTTCATGTAATGGGCTAGCATACGTAGCTCAAGGCCACTAGCGTCAAACCCGACTAATTTTTTACCCTCTGGTACAGTCCAGCAGGAGCGACACTCATGCCCGTATGGGCTGTGGCTTGCTGGTACTTGTGCCATGTTGGGACTCTGGTGTGTCATACGTCCAGTGACAGCGCCATTACTAATGACACGACCGTGGACTCTACCGTCCTCCTTTACGTGCTCTAGCCATGAGTTAACCTGTGCGTATCGTTTCTGTAGCATCAAGTACTCACTAATGACTCTAGCTTCTGGTAGATCAATCGTATCTAGTACAGCCTCATCGACAATGGGATTGCCCTTGTCCGTGACTTTATCAAACCGTACACCAAGCCCCGAGAGCCTCTTGGCAATCTGTTGACGAGACCCCACATTAAAGACTTCGACGCTGTCTTTGAGGCGCTTGCCAGTTTTCTCAGACCACCTTTCAGTGACAATCGGCGGAAACTTCGCCTGTAGTTCTTCTTCAATTTCATTCATTCTCTCCTTAAATGTTGCACACAACTCATGGGCTAAACCTTGGTCTAACAACCAACCATTGCGTTCCTGTTGTTGAATTGCAAACTGCACCTTGTGTTCCAACTCAATGGACTCCGGTGAGAAGTCTGCCATGTCTCTGACTAACTGCTTGTGTACTGCTTCAGTTACCTCCACGTCCCGCATACAGTAGTCAATCATCTCAGTGGACAGCTTCGACCAGTCACTATGGTCACCCTTTGGGAAGCCCAGTGTCTCACCCCAAGCCCTCAATGAGTGCCCACCCTGTCGACTTGGGTCGTACAGCCTAGAAAGTACCAATGTGTCTACTACCCTCTCAGGAGCCACAGAAAGCCCCCAGAGACGTTTTAGCACAGGGAGGTCGTACCCTATTAGATTGTGCCCACAAACGCTCACAGAGCCTTCTAGAGCCTCACAGAGGGTGTTACGGTTGGTATGTACCTGTGACACACCATTTTCCCGGGTAACAACACACCAAATGGTGTCAGGAGTCAGGCCGTTGGCTTCTAAGTCAAGGTAGATTGTCAAAAGTCGTCCCCGATGTGTGGATTAGCTACTTCAGCCAGTCTGCCGGTGGTACGGTCATAGGCTAACCAACAAGCTGGCCCAGTTTCACCTGTGTAACGATTCTTCAGTACTCGTACCGTAGTAGTGTTCCTGATGTCCTCATTCTCGTGTTGCTGATCCCGTTCCATACCAATGACTATGTCGGACAGTTGTGCAATCGCTTGGCTACCCCTCAGCTCACCCAAGGATATCTGAGCACCGTCCTCGTGTGCCTTCCCTTGGGAGCGTCTAAGGTGTGACACGAGGAACAGGCAGATACCTGTCTCAGCCACCAGCGTCCTCAGCTTGGTCATTATCTCGTCGATAGCTTTTCGTTCGTCTCCCGACTCTTGACTACTAACGACGATGGACAAATGATCCAGTATGACGTACCGACAATCAAGGGCTTTTGCCATGTAACGAACACGGGCAAGCAGGTTGTCAGCCGAAGTTGACCCCCAATGGTCGAATAGGTAGTAACGTCCTGTTCCCAACGTGCTTTCCCAATATGGTCGCAGTTGGTCGACAGGAGTGTCCTCTTCCAAGTGTAACGGCCTGTTTGCTGCCACCGACATGATACCAAGCGTCGTTCTGGCCAGATCTTCCTCAAGAGCAAGGACTCCAATATTTCCGTCACATCGTTGTAATAGATCAAATTCGATCTCACGAATGAACTGGGACTTCCCCATTCCACTACCGCTGGTGATTGTGACAAGCTCATAAGGTCTATGCCCCCTTGTGATGTGATTAAGACCTTCCCAAGGGTAAGGGATGGACTTCACGTTACGCTTCTCTACCAGTTTGTCCCAAGTGTCTGTACCGGCTACAATACCGTCAGGTCTGTACACCTTGGCGTTCCACCATGCTTGTACAAACTCTTTGACCTTGTTAGCCATGAGCATCTCACTGGCGTCCTTCATTGGCAGTCTACAGATCTTCAGCTTATTAGGGCTGAATAAGTCCTTGACTGAGTCCAACGCCGCTTCACCAGCTTTGTCATTGTCAAAACACAGGACGACGTTTTCGTAGGTCTCTAGCCATTCTAACTGCGCCTTGATTTCCTTGGCCGCATTGTTAGCACCGGCACGTAGCGACACTACGTCGTACTGCTTACCGAACATCTCATATACCGACAGGGCATCTAGCTCCCCTTCGGTAATCGTTAGGTACTTGTTGTTGGTGCATTGTTTCTGTCCAAAGAAGCCCACACCCTCTGGGTTACCAGTGGAGTAGAAGTTCTTTGTCTGTACGTCACGCACCTTAGCCGCACTCAAGTCCCCCGTGTCTACGTTGTAGTAGGGGTAGTAGTGCTTTAGTATTTCACCTGTGGTTGAGTACTCAATGGTGACCCCAAAGCGCCCACAAGTGTCCTGAGATATGCGCCTTTGGGGGATAGCCGCTACTACACCACCCATATAGAGGGCAGTAGCTTTAGGTAGCTGTGTTTCTGTAGTCATACTAGAATTACCATTGACGTGATAGTCACAACCGGAGCCAAAGCAATGTTGACCCCCGTCGTCATAAATAGCGAGGGCGTCCGAAGAACCACACTCCGGACAACCCTCGTGTCTTAGGAACTTAGAAGTCTGAGGCATCGCCAGCTTCAAACTCAGCTTCCTCTAGTACTTTTACTGCCTCAAGGTAGGTAGCTACCCCGTGAACTGGGTGAGGCTGTCCCAGCTTGTACTTCAAGCGTACACGGGAGTTGTAAGGCACTTCGCCGTCATAAGGGTTACCGTCGGCATCAAAACGCTTGATCTCATAGCGAGACTTGAACTTACGCTGTTTGTTACCTTGGTAGTCCTTAATCTTGACACCACTAGCTGCCAGTGCTGCTGCATCGTCTTCCGACAATGTGATGGTCATGGAGTAGGCTCCAGTGTCCTGCCCATTGAACACGTCATGCTGGGTTAGGTTGCTGAAGTTAACTACGCCTTCTACTGTTGTTGCTGTCATGGAATAATCTCCGTTATCGTCTTAGGTTTAGCTCTAGCGAATGCCAGAACATATTAATATTATACCACACTTTTCAGTCAAAGGCTAACACGAATTTGCCTTCCTTTGGTATACTTGGGTCGTTGTCCTTGTACTCGTAAGAGAAGAAGGACACCCGTGTTGCGTTGATTGTGATCTGCTCCCCCTCATCAAACGATTGGTACGTCACCTGTTGCTTTAGATAGCATTCAGGCATACGCTGTAAAACCTCCATTAATTGCCGATATGTCATTCGTCGTCATCCTCCGTTGCCTTTGGTAGGTCATCGCTAGCTAGCTTGAGTATCTTCTCTAGCGTGTTCTTGGTCATCACTACGTTCCCCTTGTCGTCAAAGGACAGATCAAAGTCTTGACTCAGGACAAACGGTATACCACCCCAAGGGTCACGCCTCATGATCTCATTAGTGATCACACGGGCTTGTGTGTACCCTAAGCAGTATATACTGTAGTCACCACCGTCTACCAGATAGACTGATTTTTCATTCACTGTCAATTGCTTCCCTCCTAGTGCAGACCACTCGGGTCTTTTCTTTGTCAATACAGATTAATCGGCCATACAAAGGTGTACACTCTTCGACCACTGTCCTAAAACTTTTGTAGTCAATACAAACACCCTCTGGTTCTTCTAGAGTTGTACAGCTAGAAGCCATAAACATAAGTAATACTAAAGTAGTTAACCATAGTAGTTTACTACTACTGTTTACTTCTTTATTTGCTTCTTTGGTTATTACTTTAGTATATACCTTAGAAGAGGGTATCATAAGTTTCCTCCGTTGTCAATGACCCATTTGGGTAATCTTCTAGGTATTGTTCGTCAAACTCTATTCCCTCAACATTAGAAGCAGTAAGACAAATAGAGCAGATATCAAGAAAGTCACCATTTTGATCCTTCCGTGTTAATTCAAAGTCTTCCAGTATTCGATTACAGGCTTTACAACGCATCTTCCCAGCCCTCCCCGTGAATGTTCATCATCATACGTTCAAGTTGTCTAGTAGTGCATCCCCTGAGCCGCCGGTAGCAGTCTAGGCGGTACATCTCAGTCTCAAACTCTACTAGGTGCTCTAGCATTGCGTGGTCTCTAGGGTCTTGAGTAGGGCAAGGATCGTCCTCTAGCCCTTCACTGTAACCCCTCTCAAAGTCTGCTAGTGTCATACTATTTCACCTCCACATCTGTAACCGTATAATCCCGATGCACTGCTTCTGAATTATAACTGTCTGGGTAGTCCACACCAGCATATAAATCCAGCATTTCTATAGCCTTTTCCCTTGCTTGCTCTGGACTCTCTGCACTGATATTAAGTACAGCACCCTCCTCAAAAAATACACCTACTCTGTAGTCTCTCATCATTAGTCCTCATTCTCGTCTAGTTTATCGAAGTTGTACACCATGAACATCAGCCCCATGTAGACTAATACAGGTATCCATATGGGGGCTAGGAATAGCACCATAGCCCCCGTCTTTAAGTACTTCACGTGGTCTTACCTTGTAACATTGCTATCACCTCATTTATGACCATGTCCTGCTCTATTTTCCACTCCAGATCAGGGTCTTCCTCGTCGTCCTCTAGGTCGTCGTAGGCGTCCATGCGCTCGTAGTAACGCTGGTAGTCATCGTGCCACAGTTCCCATGATTCTTTAGCCATTGTTGTCGCTCCTGTCCATTAGTTCAAAGATTCCAAACGCTACCGCGAAGGATAGCCCGATTATAACACAGTCCCACCATGGTTGCCAGTCCTCAAACATTTTTAGCCCTCCTGATGAATCGCATGACAGACCAGAATCGTCTGTGATTCCTGTCAGTGTCTAACCACCCTAGCTTATCGCGTAGCCCACAGAGCAGACGCGAGTAGTTGTTAATGGTGTACTCTGGGTATCTGAAGCCCTTGCGGTTGTCATAGATGTCCCAGACGTGATCCTCGTGATTGTACCAGATGGTGTATCGTCCTATGTTCATGCTGTAGCCCTCGCGTTGATGCTGTCCTGTGTCAGTGTGTCACAATAGTCCACACCTCTGGACTTTAACCACTGATTGATGTGCTTAGACGTGGTGACGCTCCAGAAGTCCTCTGTCCTGAAATAGTTCCCCTGCGCGTCCTGTAGTGCTACCGGTGTGCTGTAGCTGAAAAACACCGTAGTACCGTCTGTGAACTCTACCTCTGTTTTGTTACTGCCTAGCTGTCGTAGTTGCATGGTCTTAAGCCCTCCTGTGGCTCGTGTGTTGACTCACTGAAAGGCACCCTACAGGATGCCCTGCAATTAGTCAACTCCCTATGCGGCTTGTCGTTCTGCTCTGTCTCTACGATAGATCGCAGACCTGATATCAATACCCAGCGCCTCCAATGCTTGCTCTGCGTCCCATAGACGATCAAAGGCCTTGTCCGCGTCGTCCTTATACAAGGCACGTAAGCCGCTATCGGAGTTGCAATCGTGTTGTTTACGCTTCGCGTAGTCAAAGTCCCAACGTGCGTCCGTGTACTCCGCGAACAGGTCGGCGATGTGATCGCCTGAGGCCTGTACTGTGTTGGCCTCTGTGTCCTTCTGTAGTGCCTTGCGTACCATTGCGCCCAGTTGCGCGTCTGTCATTCTGTTGTTCATGCTTTTGTCTCTGGGGTGGCATCGATCCCCTGTCGCCATGTGTGTATTAGGCCATAGGGTAGCCTGTAGCGCAATAACCCATATGGGTCATTACTTAAGTTGACAACAGACAACAACTTATGTTAACCGCGTGTGCGCGTGATATAGAATGCTCGCGTAGCAACAATCGTACCAACTATAGGCACCAACATAAGCCCTCACATTTGTCAACCCATGCACAAACCGTGCCAATGTTGCCACAAAAGTTATCCACAAGTTGTCCACAGACCCTGGAGTTATCCACAGACTACCCACAACTCTGGATAACCTGTGTGTAACCTGTGGATAACTTTAGGGGCGGGGGAGGGGGTTGACTTGTGTTTACTATTGTAGTAGCACCTTAAGCACAAAATAGGTCAAAATTAGAAAAAATAAGCAATAATCAATGCCGTGTAACCTGTTGTTTTTACTCAAGAAACTACACACTACGTATTTACAACAAAAATAGCTTGACTTTCGTGTAAACTTATGTTATACTATTGTTGTAATTAGGGACAATTTGTGTTATGGCCGAAGAAGTTAAAAAAAGAGGTCGTGGCAGACCCCGGAAGTCAGAAGTAGCCGCTGTAAAACCCGGAAACAAGGGTGTAGTTGGTAGACCAAAGGGTGACGCAGCGATAATCAATGAGTACAAGGCTAGAATGTTAGCTAGCCCTAAGTCTCGTAAGGTGTTAGAGACTATTTTTGATGCTGCTTTGGACAACGACCATAAGAATCAGGCTGCTGCTTGGAAACTTGTGATGGACCGTATACTACCAGTGGGTGCTTTTGAAAAAGACGTAGTAAAAGACGGTGGTAGAAACGCTATACAAATTAATATTACCGGTGTTGGTACTGCTGAAGTTAATACTCCAGAAATTATAGAGGGAGAAGTAGTAGATGGCTACGAAGGAGGCAGCAAGTGAGTCTTAAGTACTTCAAACGTGAAGAATTTGACTGTCAAGTATCAGGTACTAACAACATGGAAATGGACTTCCTTCAAAAGCTAGACAAGTTGCGCGGAGCGTGTGGCTTTCCCTTTGAAGTGACTAGTGGGTATCGACACCCAACACTTCATCCCATAGAACGAAAAAAAGACATACCGGGAACACACGCGCAGGGGATTGCGGCTGACATAAAAATAACAAATGCCGCCCACCGCCACGCTATTGTCAGCAAAGCACTTGACATGGGTTTTACAGGCATTGGTGTTGCTGATGACTTTGTTCATGTTGATACTCGTGGTACTACTCCTGTTATTTGGACTTACTAATGCTTCATACAAAACACATCACGCTAACAAACGCTACTGAGCAGACGTTATTTACTATACCAACAGGCTATACAATACATATTGTGTATATCTTTATTGCCAACCATGGTGGCAGTACAAACCAAGTAAGTCTTTGGTGGGAAACAGGCGGTGTAGACCAAATGTACTTTTTTGACAGTACTAGTATTGGATCAGGTAATAAAGAAATACTAGGAGGTCAAAACGACAAAGGCATCTTTGTTTTGCACAATGGAGATACTGTAAAAACTCAAGCATCTTCAGCAACAGGGCAGATGGAAGTAGCAGTTACTTTTGAGCTTTTAGAAAGACCAACAGCGTTTAATAACTTTAATGGATCTTAATATTGAACTACTGCCTTGGCAGCAAGAAGTCTGGGCAGACGACACTCGTTTCAAGATTGTAGCGGCAGGACGAAGAACGGGTAAATCAAGACTAGCCGCATGGATGTTAATAGTAAATGCTCTTCAGGCCGATAGGGGACACGTATTTTACGTTGCTCCAACACAAGGACAAGCCCGAGACATCATGTGGCAAACCCTTCTGGAGCTTGGGCATCCTGTTATTGCTGGCAGCCACATCAACAACTTGCAAATCAAGCTCGTCAATGGAGCCACCATTAGCCTCAAGGGTGCTGACCGACCAGAGACAATGCGAGGTGTTAGTCTTAAGTTCTTAGTGTTGGACGAATACGCAGACATGAAACCTGATGTATTTGAACAAATCCTGAGACCTGCCTTGGCTGACCAAAAAGGCTGTGCAATGTTTATTGGTACGCCTATGGGAAGGAACCATTTCTACGAGTTGTATAAGTATGCGGAGCTTGGTGATGATGAAACGTACAAAGCATGGCACTTTACTTCTTACGATAATCCTCTTCTTGATCCGTCTGAAATCGATATTGCAAAGCGCTCTATGTCTTCTTATGCGTTTCGTCAGGAATTTATGGCGTCGTTTGAAGCCCGTGGCTCAGAGATGTTCAAGGAAGATTGGGTTAAAGTTAGTGAAGTGGGTCCGGACGTAGGAGACTATTACATTGCTGTTGACTTGGCAGGATTTGAAGAAGTCAATAAAAAAAGAACCAAAAATAGTAAGCTTGACGAAACAGCCATTGCCGTGGTTAAGGTCAATGAGCATGGTTGGTATGTTGACAATATCATATACGGTAGATGGACACTTGACGAAACAGCAGCTAAGATATTTCAGGCCGTTAGAGATTACCGTCCCGTATCCGTTGGTATCGAAAGAGGTATTGCTAAACAAGCAGTAATGTCTCCTTTGTTGGATATGCAAAAGCGTTACGGTATGTTTTTTAGAGTAGAAGAACTAACACACGCAAACAAAAAGAAAACAGACAGGGTAATGTGGGCACTCCAAGGTCGTTTTGAAAACGGCTACATTACTTTAAACAAAGGCGAATGGAACAGTAGATTCCTTGATCAACTATTTCAGTTCCCTGATCCATTAACACACGATGACTTAATAGACGCTTTGGCGTACATCGATCAGTTGGCTAACGTAGCGTATGACTATAGCTACGAAATTGAAGACCATGAAATACTTGACGTGGTAGCAGGGTACTAATATGACAGAACTTTATGAACAAGATCCATTACTAGTAGAAGAATCTATTGAAGAATGGGTCATGACTAAATGTGAGGATTGGCGCGATTATTATGAATCAAATTATGAAGGACGCTTTGAAGAGTATTATCGACTCTGGCGTGGCATTTGGGATCCTGCTGACAGCGAGCGTCGCAGTGAGCGTTCCCGTATTATTTCTCCTGCACTACAGCAAGCTGTTGAGTCTAACGTAGCAGAACTAGAAGAAGCTACTTTTGGACGTGGTAAATGGTTTGACGTTGCTGACAACCTAGGTGACACAAACAAGCAGGACGTACTGTTCCTTCGTAACAAACTAACCGAAGACTTTGAAGACTGTATGATTCGTAAGTCTGTTGCTGAATGTTTGATCAACGCTGCTGTATTTGGTACAGGTGTTGGTGAGATTGTTATTGAAGAAATGAAAGAGATGGCTCCAGCAACACAGCCTATTATGGGTGGTGATTTACAAGCAGTAGGCGTAAGTGTTACTGACCGTGTTAAAGTAAAGCTTAAGCCTGTACTACCACAGAACTTCTTGATTGATCCTGTTGCTACGTCAGTTGAAGACGCTATGGGTGTGGCTATTGATGAGTTTGTTAGCCGACACCAAGTAGAACTACTACAAGAACAAGGCGTATATCGTGATGAATACGTTGGTCCTGCTGCTCCCGATACTGACCTTGAGCCTGATCAAGACCTTACTATTTACAACGACGACAAGGTACGTTTAACTAAGTACTACGGTTTAGTGCCACGAGAGCTTCTAGATTCCGCTACAGGCGACGATGACTCTGAAGAGGTAGCAGAGGCAGGGTCAGATTCAAAGTACGTAGAAGCCGTTGTAGTGATTGCTAACGGGGGTATCTTGCTTAAGGCTGAAGCTAACCCTTACATGATGGAAGATCGTCCTGTAGTAGCGTTTCCTTGGGACGTAGTACCCGGTCGCTTCTGGGGTCGTGGTGTTTGTGAAAAAGGTTACAACAGCCAGAAAGCACTTGACACTGAGTTAAGAGCTAGAATCGACGCACTAAGCCTTACTATTCATCCAATGATGGCTATTGATGCTACTCGTCTACCACGAGGTGCTAAACCTGAGATTAGACCCGGTAAGATGATATTAACTAACGGAGATCCTCGTGAAGTACTGCAACCGTTTAACTTCGGACAAGTCAGTCAGATTACCTTTGCACAAGCCGGAGCGCTACAACAGATGGTACAACAGGCTACCGGAGCCGTGGACTCAGCAGGAATTGCTGGTCAGGTTAATGGCGAGGCTACTGCCGCCGGTATTTCTATGTCTCTTGGGGCTATTATTAAACGCCATAAGCGTACTCTGATTAACTTCCAGCAGTCATTCCTTATCCCGTTTGTTAAGAAAGCTGCTTATCGTTATATGCAGTTTGATCCTGAGAACTACCCTGTTGCTGACTACAAGTTCAACGCAAGCAGTACTCTTGGTATTATTGCACGAGAGTACGAAGTCACACAGCTTGTACAGTTGTTGCAGACTATGGATCGACAGTCACCGTTGTACAACACACTGATCCAGTCAATTATTGACAACATGAACTTATCTAACCGTGAAGAGTTGTTAGCGGCTATGGCTCAAGCAATGCAGCCTAACCCACAAGCACAGCAGATGGCTCAAATGGCACAACAAGCACAACTGGAGTTCCAGCAGTCTCAGACAGCAGCACTGTCAGCTCAGGCTCAAGAGTCTAACGCTAGGGCGTCTAAGCTTGCTGCTGAAGCTATGGCTGTACCGCAAGAACTTGAGATTGACAAAATTAATGCTATTACTCGTAACCTAAAAGAAGGTGACGCTGAAGATAAAGAGTTTGAACGACGTATGCGCGTTGCTGAAACTCTCCTTAAAGAAAAGCAAATAGAAGGTAAAAACAATGTTAATGACAACCAGAGAGTTTCAACTCCTAACAGACAAAATCAGCCAGCAGTTTCAAGACCAATGGAACCGCTTGGAGGAGCTGGAACGCAAGGTGGAGGAACTCAGTAATGCCAAAGTCGAAAGACCCAAAGCTAGCACGAGCAGGAGTAAGCGGGTACAACAAACCAAAAAGGACTCCTAATCATCCTACTAAAAAGTTTGTAGTAGTTGCCAAGGAAGGTGACAAGACTAAGACTATCCGATTTGGTGACGCTAAGATGACCATCAAGAAGGATCAACCAGCACGACGTAAGTCCTTTAGGGCACGTCATAAGTGCGACACTAATCCACCTAGTAAACTAACAGCACGATACTGGTCGTGTAAGAAATGGTAAGGAGATTTTTATGCCAATGGTAAACGGAAAAAAATACGCATATACAGCAGCAGGTAAGAAAAAAGCTAAAGACGCTGCAAAAAAAGCAGGTAAAAAGGTTAGCTATGCCAAAAACAAAAAGTAAAAAAGCTAACGACGCTTGTGCAAAGAAGGTTAAATCCAGATACAAAGTTTGGCCTTCTGCGTATGCTTCAGGTGCTGTAGTTAAATGCCGTAAGGTAGGTGCAAAGAACTGGGGTAACAAAAGTGGCCGTAAGAAAAAGTAAGAAGGGTGCTGCCCTTAAAAAGTGGTTCAAAGAAGAATGGATTGACGTAAAGACAGGTAAACCCTGTGGACGTAAGTCTGCAAAGGGCGGTAGCAAACGTCCGTATCCTTCTTGTAGACCCAAAGCCGTTGCTGCAAAAATGACAAAGGCTGAAAAGGCTTCATCAGCACGACGTAAAACAGGACCAGCTAAAATTAAACACGCAGTCACAGCTTCAGGTAGACGTAGAAAGACTACAAGAAAAGCTTGACATTTGTGTAAAAGTATGCTATACTATAACTATAGTTTAACCAAAGAGATATTATGACACCAGAGCTTGAAACTTACTACAACAACTACTTTGATCTCTTCAATAGCGAAGGTTTCAAACAACTCTTAGTAGAAATATCTAACAATGCTACTCAATTAGCTGACATTCAGTCGGTTAAAGATGCTGAAGAACTATTCTTTCGTAAAGGCCAAGTTGCTGCATTTGCTACTATAATTAACTTACAGTCTACTATAGAAGCAGCCAGAGAACAAGTTGTAGCCGAAGAAGCAGGTAGTTTGGATGTATAAAGTATATGATTTTAGATGTGACAATGGTCATGTCTTTGAAGATTTTGTAGAGTCAGGTATTACAACCAGTAGGTGCGGTTGTGGTGCCAACGCTACGAAGTTAGTGTCTGCCCCGTCTTTTCACTTAGAAGGTGCGTCCGGTGACTTCCCGGGCCAACACATGAAATGGGTGAAGGAGCACGAAAAAGCAGGTAAAAAACAACCTCCACAATGATTATAATCACGGAGTTTAATAATGTCAAGAGCAATGATTGTAGATCCACAACCTGAAGAGGAGAATGTGGACGAGATCGAAACCAACGAAGTTAACGAGATTCAACAAGAAGAAGTAGTTGAGCAACCTCAAGAAGAACCAAGCTTACCAGAGAAGTACCAAGGCAAGTCTTTAGAAGAAGTAGTACAGATGCATCAGGAAGCTGAGAAGCTCCTTGGTCGTCAGTCTTCTGAAGTAGGTGAACTTCGTAAAGTCGTGGATGATTACATCAGTACTCAAACACAATCAGCACCTCAACCACAACATGTTGAGCCTGAAGACGATATAGACTATTTTACGGACCCTCAAGGCGCTGTCAATCGTGCTATTGAGAACCATCCTAAGATTAGAGAAGCACAAGAGTATTCACAGCAGTACAAGCAACAAGCTGCTTTGGCTACCCTTAGTAACAAACATCCAGATATGCAAGAGATCCTTGGTGATTCTAAGTTTGCAGAATGGATTAAAGCTTCAAAGATTAGGACTCAGTTGTTTGTACAAGCTGACCAAGAGTACAATGCTGACGCTGCTGATGAACTGTTTACACTCTGGAAAGAACGAAAGACAGTAACTCAGCAAACTGCTCAAGTTGAAAAACAAGCACGTAAGCAACAACTCAAGTCAGCTAATACCGGCAACGCACGAGGTAGTGCTGAAGGGACACGTAAGAAAGTATATCGTAGGGCCGACATTATTAAACTAATGCGAGACGACCCAGAGCGTTACCAAAGTTTAGCCAATGAAATCATGGCAGCTTACGCAGAGGGTCGTGTAAAATAATCTATTAGGAGATTAACATGGCTACTACAACTTATACTAGTTCACCGGCAGCAGCGGCCTTTACCGCTAAGACCGAAGCATCAGCGTTTATCCCAGAAATCTGGAGTGACGAAGTAATTGCTGCTTACCAGAAAAACCTGAAGATGGCACCGCTTGTCAAGAAGATTACTATGACAGGCAAGAAGGGTGACCGTATTCACGTTCCTGTACCCGTTCGTGCAGATGCAAACCCTAAAGACGCTGACACTGCGGTTACTGTAATTGCAAACACTGAAGACGAAATTACAATTGACGTAAATCGTCACTTTGAGTACTCTCGTCTTATCGAAGACATCGTAGAAGTACAGGCACTTAACAGCCTCCGTCAGTTCTACACTGAAGACGCTGGTTATGCACTTGCTAAAAAGGTTGACACTGACCTCCACCAAGTTGCTACAGCTTTCCGTATTGACGGTGCTAACGCTGCCATAGGTTCTACCAACGTACTCCACACTGGTCTTCCCGGCAGCTACGTACACAGCTCTTGTTTCTTTAACAATGTTGCTGACAATACTGTTGGAACTGTTGCTTTTGCTGAAGACACAGTAACTGCTGCTGACGTATTTACTGACGACTTCTTCCGTGACATGATTCAGAAGATGGACGACAACGACGTTCCTATGGACAACCGTTGCTTGGTAATTCCACCTTCAGTACGTAACCAGATCCTCGGTATTCAGCGTTACGTGTCTTCTGACTTCGTAAGCGGCCAACCAGTTGCAAGCGGCCTTATCGGTAACTTGTACGGTGTAGACATTTACGTGTCGTCTAACTGTGAAGTTATTGAGACTCTTGCTGAAAACGGCGCTGCTACTGGTGCTGCTGAAGTACGTGCTGGACTCTTGTTCCACCGTGATGCTGTCGTCCTTGCTGAGCAGATGTCTGTACGTTCACAGACTCAGTACAAGCAGGAGCACTTGTCAACTCTGTACACTGCTGACACCCTCTACGGTGTTGAGTGCTACCGTCCTGAAGCTGGTTTTGTTCTGGCTCTGCCAAACTAAGACTAAGTTAAAACTCAAGGGGTCAGCAATGGCCCCTTTACCTTTTCTGACTCAGGAGAACATCCATGTCACGTTTAGCTAAAGATACTAACTCAGCACCTATCCAGTGTCTCCGTCCCGGAGCTACACAAACTGTTTCTGTGTCTGGTACTGCTGCATCTTCTACTTCTATTTCTCAACGAGTAACTCGTATTGTTGCCACTACAGACGTACACATTAGCGTCTCTGGTACTGCAACTACAAGTAGCTACTATATTCCTGCCAACACGGTAGAATTTATCCACACTTTTTCAGGAGACACCATTAGCTTCATTACCGACGGTACATCAGGTACAGCTTACGTTTCGGAGATGGACTAATGTTTGGGGCCGTACTAAACAGGCTAGCTACGTCTGTTAGACGGGCTTTGTCTCAATATGCTGTTGGTGCCAATGAACCTGAGTTGGCACTTAACTTTATAGACAACGAGTACATTACTAATAACTCTACGTCTACCTTTGCTTCCGCAGTCACCCACGCCCGAGCTGGCAATGCCACTATGACGGACGGCTATGGGCCTAACGTAGTTGTTAACGGAACTTTCGACAGTGGTTTAAGTAGCTGGACAACAGGTGCTGGTAGCTCGTCTGTAACGTGGTTATCTTCAGGTTGTGTTTTTATTGATAGGAACGGCGGATCGTATGAGGATCATATTCAGCAGACTCTTAGCGTAACTGCTGGAAAATCATATATTGTTAGCTTCCAAATCAAAGACATATCACACGAAATAGGTGTAAGAATTGACGGTTCTACGCAGGGTAGCACTTTTTCATCAAAAGGAACGCATGAGGTTGTCTTTAACGCTTCCTCGTCATCAGTAGAGCTTGGCTTTGGAGCTACAGGATCAACGTCTGCGACTGTAGAAATAGATTCTGTGTCAGTCCGAGAGATGCCTGTCATCAAATGGGGGCCGCATAATCTGCTGAGAAATAGCGAAGATCTTTCGGCGTTTACTTTACAGAACGCAACTGTCACAAATAACGATACGACTGCTCCAGATGGCACACAAACAGCAGACAAATTAGTCAGTGACAGTGGATCAACTTTTCATTTGGCGTTAAGTCCGACTACGGGAGTAAACGCCAAAGCCACAGGTGCCGTTTTCCTAAAAGCAGATGAGTTCCGTTACGGCGGTGTAGTCATACGAGTCAACAGTGCTACTGACAGATACGCGGTACTTTTTGATTTACAAACAGGCGCGGTAGCAGACACGCTAAGTAGCGGCTCGCCTTTAGATCCGTTTTATTCTATAGAAGACGTAGGTAACGGTTGGTATTTATGTAGCGTTGGCATGGACGACGTTACTGATTTTGCATTAGTCGTCTCTGGACACCCGACGGACACAATATCCGACATAAACTTTTCGCACACAGGCGACGGATCATCAGGAATCTACGCATGGGGCGCACACCTCTACCGATCTGACTTAGGCGGCATGGTAGACAACCCTGAGCGTGGAGACTCATACGTCCCTACAACATCAGCGGCTGTCTACCTCCCACGCATAGGCCACCACGTCTATAACGGCTCTGCATGGGTTAACGAGGGCGTACTGGCTGAGTCTGAGGCTAGGACTAACATATTGCCTAAAAGCGGTGAATTTAACACTTGGAGCACACGCATAAAAGTCACTGTGACTGATGATGCTGAAATTTCACCTGATGGAACACAATCAGCGTCAACCGTTGTGCCTACAGCCGTAAGTGGTGAGCATTATGTGCAATATGATCTTACTTCAAATACAGGCACTTTCACTGATTCAGCCTATGTAAAAGCTGATGGATATAAACGAGTATTTATCCGCCCAGTCCACGTAGGCGCAACAGAAGGCGCAACGCAAAATGTAGAGTTTGACGTAGAAGCTGGCACAGTTCTAAATGCACCATCAGGTACTACGGGAACAATACAAGATATAGGCAATGGCTGGTATAGAATTGCGGCCACATATACTGTATCAGGAACAATCACAGGCGCTTATGGCTTTAGAGTTCAAATTTTAGAAAATACAGGCGCTGGCAGTTTTACTGGCGACGGTACATCAGGCATCCAAGTCTATGGCGCACAACGTGAGGAAGCATCCACACCCTCATCGCTAATCCCAACGTCTGGCTCTACCGTAACCAGAGCGGCTGAGACATTCACTATCCCATCAGCTAACCTACCGTGGAGCGGCACAGCCGTCTCTATCGGCATGGAAGGTAGGGTGACTTATGCTGATACGGGTAGCTCTGTAGAAGTATATTTATACTACTGGAACTTAGATGCTGATAACTTTATTAGAAGTAGAATTAGGACAGACTCTACGAAAACAGGACAGTTGCAACCTTTTCAAGAAGCATTAGGAACACAAGACGGTAGTGCAACAAGCGATACTTATTTTAGTCCTGATGTTTTGGTTCCTTACAACACTGCTAGCAGACACGGCTCAACCTTCATTCAGGGTGCAGAATCAGGCGTATCATTCTCAGAAAACTCGACTCCTACGGCTCTCCCTGATCTCTCTAGCACTGACTTGAATCTAGCCTATACCTACATGGGCACCATTGGCACCTTCCGTGTATGGGACAAAGACATCACCGATGACGGCCTTGTAGAGGCAACCAATCCATCGCTAGAGCCATCCCTGAGCCTAACCTTTGAAGGCACTGGTACTAATTCGTTTGTTGTTAATGATTGGAGTGAATGATGGGAACCAAAGTACATAACAACTACGAAGATCTAATCACGTTTACTAGAGCCTCTGGCGGCCATGCGTTGCGCCCTGTTAGCTATGGTAGCGAGCTTGTAACTAATGGGACGTTTGATAGTGATGTCACTAGCTGGCCTTCTAGCTCTGCGACATTCGTAACTGATAACTCTGATCCATACGAAGGCGATAATTCCGCTCTTTTAACGGCAAGTGGAGGAGCAGGACGAGCAGTTCAAAATGTGACAACTGAAGTGGGTAAGCTTTATCGTTTATCTTGCTTTGTAAAGTACAACAGCGGTGATACTAGCTCTGTCGAGATCTTTGAAGTAGTAGAAAATAATTCTCAAACATTAGTTACTAGCAGTGATACGGATTGGAGGCAACTCAGCTATAACTTTGTTGCAACTTCTACCACAAGCCAAATACGAATTCGAGAAAGAGGAACAAACGACAACGCTTCGTTTTTTATAGATAACGTATCCCTTAAAGAAGTCACCTTCGACGAATCAGGCGGCACCCTAACGCTCTTTGAGCATCCCAATAACGTGCCCCGTGTAGAGTACGATGCAGACAGTAACAGGCTGGGTTTGCTGATTGAGGAAGCTAGGACTAATCTGTTTACTTACAGCTTACTACTAACTGAATACTGGTCAAAAAATAACGCCAGTTTATCAGCCAATCAGGCAACGGCTCCTGATGGAACACTGACAGCGTCAGAAATGATTCCAACAGCATCGGCTAATCAAAGTTTTATTAATTTAAACCGATCTGTAACAAGTGGGACTACTTACACTCAGTCTATTTTTGTAAAACAAAAAGATACGTCTTGGTTTCAAATAGCACCCTCTACAGGTTTTGCCGCAAGTTATCAAAACTTTAATATAGCAACAGGCTCATTAGGCAGTGGAGATGTTACATCGAACGACGGAAGCGCCTCTATCCAAAACGTGGGTAATGGTTGGTATCGATGCTCAGTTACTATGCCATGCAATGCTACCGAATCTGCTGGACGTATGGTTTTTGTTTATATGACAGGGGATGACGGAAGAATAAACACAGACGGAACATCTACGCCAGACGGTACAGAAGGTGTTTACGTTTGGGGCGCTCAACTAGAGGAAGGCTCATTCCCCACAAGCTACATCAAGACTACAGGAAGCACAGCAACACGCTCTGCCGATACAGTGGAAATCAGTGGAGATGTGTTTGGTTTAAACGACAAAGAAGGAACAATGGTTGTTGAGTTCGATCAAACCTATGTCGAAGGTGGTACAGGATTTCCAAGGGCGGTGGAACTAGGAAACGACAGCACCTCAGTACAGCGTTGTAATATTTATATCACTGAAAGCACTAACAGGCTTACAGCGGCATTGAATACAAACAACGTCAACCAAGGTATTTTAGCTCTTAATACGAGTTTGACTGGAACATTACCAATGAC